CTTGATAGGCTCAATAGACGCTGAGCACCCACATATGATAGACGAGTTAGCATTCGGAGCAATCGCAAGTAGGTGAGCATTACGCCGCCCTGTGCCTGCCATATCCGGTGCTTCACCTCTTTCCTTAGCGAGTTCATGTGTTGACTCCACCGCATCTTCTTTGATCTTCTTGAACATCTGGTAGTTCTCACTAGCCGCCTGCCAAGATTCCCATGCAATGCCTTTGTTCTGTAGGTAACCATGGAAGCCCATCGCGCCTAAGCCGATGGACCGCTCCATGTACGCACTGAACTTAGCCTTCTCTAACTCTTCCGGAGCATTTCGGATAAAGAATTTAAGGACGTTGTCCAAGAGTCTGACCAAGTCTTGAACCATTCTGGTGTCTCGCCACTCGTCCCACTTTTCGAGGTTGACTGAGGAGAGGCAACAGACTGCTGTACGTTCTTTAGATGTAGCGAGATGGATTTCATTGCACAAGTTACTGCCATTAATTGTGAGTCCAAGTGCTCTTTGAGAATCCGGTAACCCTCGCTGGGCTGTGTCGATAAAGTTGAGGTAAGGGCTACCTGTTCTGAAGCGAGCTTCAAGTATTCTTTGCCACAGTTCTCTAGCTTGGACTGTAGATCTGATAGCTCCCGAGTTAGGGCATCGTAGTTCCCATTGTTCTCCATTTTTTACTGCCTCCATAAAAGCATCTGTAATGTTAACTGCATTAAACAAGTTAAAGCATTTGCGGTTCGCATCACCACCAGTAGGATCTTTGAACCTGACGAACTCAATGATCTCCGGGTGAGATACATCAAGGTATGCGGCATAGCTACCCTTACGGGTCTTGCCTTGTTTGTAGGCTGTCATCTGTGAGTCAACAACCTTCATGAATGGGATCACTCCCGGTGCCTTGTCACTTACAGGGCGTACATTAGACCAGTGACCGCCGACTCCACCTCCCTTGACAGATAGCCATGCAACTTCAGCATTGTGAGAAATAAGGGAGTCCAGATTGTCACCAACATAAGTGAGAAAACAAGAGATAGGAAGACCCTTGATGTCCTCCCCGTCTCCGGGTGCGTTAGACAAGACCGGAGATGCAAACATAAACCAACGCTTGCTAGCATAGTCATAAATCCGTTGAGCAAAAGCATGATCACCCTCACAGTATGCAACTGCCGCACGTGCAAATGCCTGCTGTGCATACAGTTCATTATCCAACATGTAATAATCTTTGAGTAGGGCCATCGCCTGATCTGACAGGTCTTTATCTCTGTCTAGATCTATCTCGATTCCCTTGTACTTTGTAGAGTCCACTAATCAAGTCCTTCAATTTCAATTCCGATCCGCTTAAGTTCCGCACCCGGAATGTCATAGACACATGAATCGAGCACTTCGCTAACGATTTCTGTGATGCCATCTTCTGTCCTTTGTCCGGGCGAAACTTCAGTTATATCCACATTGAATTCTAAGTCAACCTTTACTTCAATTTCTTGTGACATTACCAGTGTTTCCCTTCCGTCTCTTCCATCATCTCAATCATCTTGTTGAGATACCATCGTGCCTTCTTGGCATTGGTGATAGGGTCACCCTTGCTCCATAGGCGTGTACCTAAGTACTTGAGTATCTGCCACTGGCATCCCCACATGGGGGCTAGTGGGTGCAGGAAGCGCATTACATCGCAGATGTAGTCAAAGGTTTCAATCAGTCCGGAGTTGTAGTGCTCAGGCTTATCTACCTCATCAAAGAATCTATCCTCTTCATCCTCAAGGACATCATCAAATACATCACCTACAGATTGAATCTTTTCAATGCTCTCTGACTCACTCATCATGCACTCCCATGTGTCTTCGTATTGAAATCTAATGTGATCACCTTGCCATCTGCGCTACGTGTAAAAACAGTAGGCTTATTTTCTTCTAGGTCTACTTCGTATTCATCATCGGAGTAGTCAGCAAACTTTTCTGCAAAGTATGACTTAACATACGTTAGGAACTCTGGGTCTTCTTCCATAAGCATTAGTGTACAGGCCATCATGCCACACACACTACGTAGCTGAGAAATATCTTCATCTGATAAGTCCCCCGCTAACTCTTCGTACATACCGGCAGAGACATTACCTGTCCATACGCCATCAACAAATTCAGGCTCAATATCAATCCCAAACATTGAATGTTCTTTATCTTTTACTTCATCACTCATTGTATAACTACCTTTTGATTTTCTCTAATGGAAATTCTACAAACTCACTAGGCATTAGCTTAGCAGGTTTCTTTCTCTCGTCAATCCATTCTTGTGGGACGTCCTTGTCCGCATATAAGAAGCCATTCTTAGTACACCAATCTGCATATGTAGTCTTAGCACCCTTACGTAACTTACTGTTACTGTTGCTAAATACAAATCGGATATCCAAGTCCGGGTGTTGCTTCTTGATTGATAGGTGTTTCTTTCTATCGTCAGGTAAGAACCTGCCCTTCGTCTCTATTATTATTCCATTTGGTAATAAAAAGTCTGGGGTATATGTCCGATAGTTTAGATCTTCCCACTCAATCTTGAAGCACTCGTACTGGGCAGAACACTTGCGGGACTTCAGTGAGTCCAGTACAACATGCTCTAACCCAGAACGATACCCGTGCTTGAGTGCATTACTTCGTGTCTTGCTTCTCTTTATACTCATCAGCTATCTCGATATATGCAACCATTGGCGGTTCTTTTGCCTGTGATGCAAGCGAGGGTAGCTCTTGTAAAGAGGGCCAGCACTTGAAGCGGTACTTACACCAGCCACATTCCTCTGAGAGTACTTTGTTGCCGGTTGGTTTCTTACGGAATGTTTCTTCAACAGGCTCAAAGCACCGCTCAAACTTATTCTGAACTAGCTTATTAGCCTTGTCTTCTACTTCATCCAAGATGTCCTGCCTATCGACAGCCATGTCCCATGCAGACACATACTTGAATTCACCTGTCCCCTTGTTAAGTACCCACCAACCACCGGGTTCAACACCCAGAGCCTTAGAGTAGCCTGCAAGCTGACCGATATAACCAAATGAGTCATGTGCTTTTAGTGTGGCGTAGTCCTTGAACTTGTTGTTGTAAGACCATGGGGATGCAGACTTGATATCGTCTACACGTTTATCCATGATCAAGTCATGGGTGCCATCAATCTTGTGCTTACCTGCAGTCAGAGTAGATTTAAACCCATCGCTGAAGTCCACACCCGCTTCTGTCAACACTCCTTTGAAGACAGCTTCCACGATGTCACCAATCATCATGTTCATCAGGAAGTTAGCGGGCATGTCAATGCCTTCTTCTGGCTTGTTCTTATCAAACCATAACTGGCAGTAAGGTCTACCGATGTTAGACATACGTAATGTGAACTTTCGCTCACTCTGATTGAACTGTTTCTCAACAGCTTCCTGTACGTCCCTTACAATGCGAGCGATAGTGGCACTGCTCATGCCACGTTTCGCCTTACGTACATCCTCAAGATATCGGTGTATCTTTATCTCAGCAGGATGATTCATGATCAATCCCCATCGAATTCAATGAACTCATCAACTAACTTAGCATCTTCATCAGATGCTTGAGGTACGTTCTTCTCATTGAATGAGTTAACGATGTATTGATTGTAGTTACCAATCCACTCAATGAAGTCAGAGAAGCGTTGCTGATCAGCTTCCTGTAGCTCGACATTATTACTCAGGTCAAGCTCTTGGGTAGGCAGGAAGAAAGATGCTCCTGTAGGCAAGCTACGTTCCTCTGAGCCACACTTAATCCAGTACTGTACAGGTAAACGCTTCTGCCGTCCTAGCTGTGTGAATGGTTCGCCCATCGTCTTGAAGGCATCACGGTTATCAATCTCCCAGATGAATGGGGATACATCCGCCGCAACTTCATTACCCTCAGCGTCAACGGGATTGATTAGTTTAACTTCGCCCATGAGTACACGGACACGTTTGATCTGCTTGATCAGTGTCTTTGTGTCATCAGGGAGAGCTTGGAAGTCTGCAATGTAACCAGCAGGCTTACCACAGTTGAACTTACCTGTGTTGTCTTTCAGATCACCATTAAGATCTTCAGCCATGATGGTCTTGACGTAAGACTTCTCATCTGAATTGTAACGCTTGTACATAAAACGCTGTACAAACACACGGATCTCTGCATTTTCTGCATAGATGAATGACTCGTCTGGCAGTTGAAGACGGTACATACCAGCAGGTACAACCTCCATGTTCTTCATCTTACCCTTGACTTCTACCTGCCCCATGACTGCGGAGTTCCATATCCGTAATCGTGGAAGTGTAGATGCTTTAGATGGGCCGCTGTTCATGTCAGCACCCATGCCCATGGCTTGCGCCATCTCTGCGAAGTTCGCAGTATTTAGTGTAGCTACGTCTGTTGTCATATCAGACCTCCTGTTGTTCAAGCCAGTTTACACCAAGTTTAGCCTCTAATAAAAGAGGAACATTAAAATTTATTTTAAATTTATTGTCAATGATTTCTTTTAGGTCACCATTAATTGACTCAATTACACCTATTACCTGTGCCTCCTCATCAGGATGTATGTCGATAACAATTGAGTCATGCACACTGTTCACGATACACGATTGCATATCAGCCATACGCTTTTGTATTTCAAGCAGTACTGTAGGCACGATGTCAGCGGTAGCGAATGACTGCACAGGGTAGTTCTTAATTGCTGTGAAGTTAGTCACTGTCCCATTCTTCCTGCGCTTTACATCGGGGAATGAGAACTGTCTACCGCTAGGTGTAGTGATCTTCTTGTATGTAAGAACTTCCTTGGCTAACTCCCTGTGCCATCTGGCGATACCTTTGTACTTCTCTGTGAAGTGCTCATAGTATCGTGCTTCGGCAGGTGTTCTTCCGTAGCCTGTTGCTCCGTAGAGCGGCGCAAACGTGTGTGCCTTCGCATCCTGTCTGCTAGTCTTCTGACCCGCTTCCGAAATGACTTGTGCTGTGTATGAGTGGACATCAAAACCCTCCGCTACTTCTTTCATTGCTACTTCATCTTGTGACAGGTACGCCGCTACACGGAACTCTAGCTGAGCAAAGTCAGCCTCCATGATCTTACCTCCTGCAAATCGGGAGATGAACACCCGTTTTACAGGAAATGTACCACCACGTGGCATGTTCTGCATGTTGGGATCACGCCCTGAGAACCTGCCAGTAGAT